CTTTCTTTGGTGACGATAATATTGATTCCAGTAATGTTACTTGGTATTCCATGGCTAAGAAAGCCAAATGGATGAAAGTACTTGGATTAAAGTATACAACACCTGATAAGAGACCAGTTGAGGAAAAGGAGTATTATACTCTTGAAGAAACTACTTACCTCAAGCGCTCTTTTAGAGTGGTTGGAGGTCAAACTTTTGCCCCATTACCAATTGAGAATATTTTAGAAATAACCAATTGGATACGAGAAGGGTTAAATTCTCGAACAACTCGAACAACTGTGAATTGCCAAGGAGCTTGTCGTGAAATGTTTCACCATGGTCGTGAAATGTACGATAAATATGTTCTCTTAATTGAGAAGAAGTTACGTGCATTTAATTGCCCAAGTATGGGCATGCGATCTTTTGATTCATTGATGAGTGAATATCTTGGTGGTGGGTTTGATCAAGTCTTTGACCAGGGTATTGATGATGAAATTTTCATCGATACTGAAGGCGAGACTGAGAGATTCACAGCGCAAATGGAAAAAGAAACCAAGATTAAGAGCAAATCAGGAATGATAAGTTCCGGGTTTACTGCCTTATCTAAAGGTTTAGCCATGATCAAAATTGTACCATATATTGGTGGAATTGGATCAATTGGTTCTCCATTATGTGCTGCCGCCGCAGTTGTTGCCAAAGGTTTTGGTTACTGTCGTGTTACTGATGAAAAGGCTCCTCAGCCTATGATTCAATCCACTACCGGTAATTTATCCCTTGGTGAAGATCTAGAACCCTGCGGAAAATTGTCTCTTAAATCTGATTGCTATATAGCAAGTGATTGGAGATACTTTGGAGAGGAGAGAGATTACGATGAGATTCGTAATTATATATCCATTCCAGGTTTATTTAAAGCAGGAACTTTTAGTTCTACAAATTTGTCAGGAACATTGCTATTTTCATTTCAATGTAATCCATTGGCAAATAACTACACTGATACTGTTGACATGTTGTTTCCAACAATGGTCACACATGCAGTTGCACAACACATGTACTGGCGAGGATCGTTAAAATATTGTCTTCGTTTTGTTACATCTTTGTTTGTTACTGCACGTATCCGTGTTGTTTATTTTCCAAATGAGGTAGTTGCTCCTGGCCCTATCATAACTGAAGATGTTGTTGGTGATTACATATCACAAATATATGATATCACTGGTGATACTTCGGTTGAATTTGCAGTCCCTTATCTTAACC